TGGCCTAGAACGCCGTTTATTGACCAGCAAACCATGATGCCGAGCTTGCCTTGGCTTTTGTGGCTGCAAAACCCTTCTGTCAATTCGTTTAGCTCTGCCAATGCTTTGGGCATTAACTCTGGCGGTACTGGGGTTTCTACCAAGCCTACTAATGGTCAATTGCTGATTGGCAATGGCTCTAGCTATACGTTGGCTGGTTTGACAGGTGGAACTGCCATTGGTGTTACTAATGGCGTAGGGTCAATCACCCTCAACAACCTCGGCGTGACCTCTTTGATCGCAGGAACGGGCATCGGGGTTAGCTCTGCTACTGGTGCGGTTACTGTCTCAAATACAGGCGTTTTATCGTTTTCTGCTGGCACTACGGGGTTTACCCCATCCTCTGCTACGACAGGGGCTGTGACCCTTGGTGGGATTTTGAACCTTACCAACGGCGGCACAGAGGCATCTACCGCAGCAGGTGCTAGAACTAACCTTGGTTTAGGCACGATTGCGACCCAAGATGCCAATAATGTTGCCATAACTGGCGGCTCTATTTCTGGTGTGTCAGCAAGCGTGACAACGCTAACGACCTCATCTACAATCACGGCTAATAACATAGCAACAACTGGCACTCATACTACGATTGCTAAGTGGCTTCCAGTTGTTTGTGACGGTACAACGTATTACATCCCGCTATATACATGACCCCAACTGATATGTTCAACGCAAATCTAGGTCACTTTGATGTTGACCCAGGGGTTATTCACCACTTTTCTGATGGGCTTTATGCAAAACAAATGCAGTTGCCCAAAGGTTACATGGCAGGAATGCACGTCCACAACTACTCGCATTTGAGCATTTTGGGGCAGGGCAAAGTGATTGTTAAGGCTGGTGACAGCGAGCGGATTTATACAGCGCCAGCTTGCATCAATATGCCAGCGCAGGTCATTCATTCAATTATTGCGCTGGAAGATGCTACTTGGTTCTGCATCCATGCGACTGAAGAAACTGATGTTAATAAAGTGGATGAAGTCTTAATCCACGAAGGGGTCTGATATGCCATTTGCTTTTATTATTCCAGCAGCCGCTACGCTAATCAGCGGAGCTATGCAATCGAGCGCATCAAAAAGTGCCGCATCTGCTCAAGCTAACGCTGCTAACAATGCTGCTGCATTGCAACAACAGCAGTTCAACACCATTAACCAACAGCAAGCCCCTTATAGACAGTCTGGTTATAGCGCCTTAAATCAGATCGGGTCTATGCTTGGCGGCTCACAGCCTCAGTATGACCAAAACGGCAACTACATCGGCGACCAACAAGGTTCTGGTTATTTGACGCAACAGTTTGGCCCAGACCAACTAAAGTCTAACCTTGCCCCTAATTATCAGTTCATGCTGAATCAAGGGGTTGGCGCTGGAACGCAAGCTGGAAATGTGGGCGGTGGCGGCTCAAACGTGCAACGGTCTAACCAAATTTTTGGTGAAAACTACGCCTCTAACGCCTATCAAAACGCTTTTAATAATTTTTCAAATCAACGCAAAGACATTTACAACACTTTGGCAAGCATTGCTGGCATTGGTCAAACAGGTCAATCAGCAGTTAACCAAGCTGGTATGAACACAGCAACTAACATTGGTCAGGCTGGTATTGGCGCAGCTAGTGCTATTGGCGCTGGTCAAATTGGCTCGGCAAATGCTTTGGCTGGTGGTTTGCAAGGTGCTGGCAATCAGTATCAGCTTTCACAGTTGCTGAATCAAAACTACATCCCTGGCTACGGTTCACCATCTGCGGCCTTTACATATCAAAACACGCCAGGCTCATCTGGCTTTGTTGGCCCTGTTTCTGGTTCAAATCGCTAAGGATAAAACATGGCTGATTTAAGCGTTACACCAGTTTCCACAGGCATTAAGCCACAGCAGCAAATGTCGCTTGGCGACTTGATGAACATTGCATCAAGCGCACAAGCGTATCAACAAGCGCAGCAACTGAACCCTTTAGCGGTTCAAAAGGCTACCGCTGATGTGCAATCGGCTCAACAAACTGCACAAGGTGGCGCTGTTGATCTGCAACAAAAGCAAACAGGGTTCAAAGAAGCTCAAGCAATTAAAGAGGCCATTGCAAGCAATCCAGATCAGTTCATGACTAATGGCAAGTTTGATACTTCCAAGCTAAACAGAGTCATCCCGCAAATTGCTCCTTTGACTGCTGCTGAACAAATTGACCGATACACCAAAGTTGCAAATAGTCAAGCTCTAGCGGATTCCGCCAAATTAGGTTTGACCAAAGATCAAAAAAGCATTTTTGGCTCTACCATTTCTGCACTTGGTTATGCTGGTGTTGATGACCCTGCTAAATACAGCGAGGCAATTCAAAACATTATCAAAGCTCACGGCAATGATAAAGACATGGTGGATTTAGGCACAGCATATACAAAAATTCTAGGTCTTTCAGACCCTGGCGCACACATTTCCGAATCTGCTAAACAGCTAGGGCAGTCTTTAATGAGCCAGCCAGAACAGTATTCTGCATTTGCTCACAAAGCATCTTTAACACCTACTGGTCAGGTTCAAGTTACAAAACCTGCTGTTGCTGGTAATGAACCATCAATCACTTTGGGCCAAGCTCAAGGGCAGAATCCTAATTTGGGTGTGCAAGAAATTGGCGGCGTTAAATACAACGTAACTACTGCTCCAGATGGTTCATTGGTATTGAAACCAATGACATTGGCTCAAACTCCGGCTGCTGGCGGTGGCGCACCTGCTGCTAAAACAGGTAACAAATTGTTTGATGAGCCTTTTGCGCCTCATCCAGCAAACCAGCCAGTTCAATATGGGCCAGGCGAAGAAGAAGCTTCAAAAACAGGCGCACAACTTAAATCAACTGTTGGCGCACAAGTCACACCTGCTAAACAAGGTATTCAAGCTGCTGAGAGAGTCATTAGCTTGGCTGACACAGCATCACCCACATTTTTGGGTCAAGCATGGAACAAAGGCAAATCTGCTTTGGTTGGCAATACAGAACTCAATGAGTTGGCTAAAAACATTGCCCAACTGCAAGTTCAAAATGCTGCCGCTATGGGTGTGACGACAGACCAGCAAGCTGCTAATGTGGCTAAAGCAACTGGTGACATTGCAATCACCCCTGATGCTTTGCGTGATGTGGCTCGAAACACAAAAGCTAGTAGCTTGGCTCTGGTTGACTTTAACAAAGCATTTGCCAACTACATTGCCAAGCGTGGCCCTGTTACTGGCAATGCCAATGCGGTGGCTTTTCGTGATGCTTGGGGCAACAACTATGACCCCAAAATCTTCTTGGTGCGTGACATCAATGCTTCCAATATGTCGAAAACGCAAAAAGAATTGGAACTTTCACGCATCACAAAGGGTTTGAGTGATGATAAATTGCGTGAATTGCAAACCAAAGCACTTAACATCAAGCGTCTTGAACGTGGGGATTATGAATAATGGAATACACCGATGACCCAGATGTTTTTGCTTTTGAGCCAAGGTTTGATTCTTTAATTCGTAAAGAAGGCATCGACCTATCATCACCAAAAGCTAATTTTGTTCGTGCAATTTATGGACAAGAATCAGGCTCTGGGGCAAATACTAAAACCAGCAATCGTGGTGCTGGTGGTGGTATGCAAGTTAGACCTGATACTTTTAAGCAGGTTTATCCAGATGGCGACCCTAAGAACGCAGATCATCAATTGGTTGCAGGGATTCGCTATGCAAGTCAAGGCTATGACGCAGCTAAAGGCGACCCTAAACTAGCAGCCACTTATTACTATGGTGGCCCTGGCGGTATGGCACAAGCCCAAAAAGGTATTGCTGTTAGTGACCCTGTAAACCCTAAAAATCCAAATACTTTTCAGTATGCAGATCAGGTCGTAGCTCGGATGCCCAAAACTGGCGGCTATGACTATGAGAATGACCCAGATGTTGCCGCCTTTAGCGGAAAAGCCGCAGCGCCACAAACCACTAGCGGCGTGTCAGATTTCTTGCGTGAGTCTATGCAAAAGAGAATGGCTCAACAAAAAGGCACAGAACAAATTGTTGGTCAAGGTCTCAAAGAAGCTGGCGAAAAAACTGCTGGAATGTTGGACGTTCTATATGGCGGCACTATTCCGGCTGCTGCTGGAACTGTGGCGCAAACTGTTGCTAATGCCGCTGGCGGTATAACTGGGTTATTTGGCAACCGTGTTGTCAGCCCAGAAAGAGCCGAACAACTTGGTCAAAACGTAACTGAAGCATTTTCACACCCGTTGGGGAAATTGTTTGGCATTACTGGCGAGCAAGCCTATCAGCAGCCATTGAACAATGTAACAGCCCCTCTTGCTAAACAAGTCAATCATTTGTTTAACGATTTGGGTTTGACCCCAGAGCAAATATCAGAAAGAACTGGCATACCTGCGGCAAACATCCGAAACATTGTGAATGTTGGTAGCTATGCTGTTCCAAATGTAGTGGCAGAAGTTGTAAGCCCTGTGGCTAAAGCATTTAGTAATGCTTATAAAACAGTCGAAAACATGGCTGTGCCACAAGGCGCTGGTGGGCAGATGGCTCAACAATTTGCAGCCAAAAAAGGGGCAATGGGTTACAGCGGTGGCGCTGCTGCCACTACTACTGCGACTGATGCACAAGCTGCTTTGGCACAAGCTCCAGAGCATATTCAGCAAGCATTTGCTGGTCGTGACCCTGCTTCATTTACACCTAAAGAAATTGAAGCAATTAACAATCATTCGCAGTTTGCTCGATTTGATATGTCTCCAACAGAAGGTCAGGCTTTGCAAGATGCAAAACTAATGTCTGATGAGCATAACGAACGCAATCTGCCAGGCAACGAACCATTGCAGAAGAAGTTTGAAGAACGTAACGACAAACTGATTCAAGGGTTTGACAAAGTTCGTGAGAATGTTGCCCCTGATGTGTATGAAACAACGCCTGTGTCAGCCGCCAACCTTGCTTTGGAAAAGATGGTTGCCAATGACAATATGCGTAAGTCAGTCATCAATGCCAAATATAAAGCCCTTGCTGATGCCAATGGCGGCAACTTGCCTTTGAGTGGTTCGCAGTTTGTTAATGACGCTACGCAAGCACTTCAAAAAGCTAACAATGCACGATTCTTGCCAACGCCCGTTAGAGAAATCATGCAAGAAATTGGGCAAGGTGAATCAATGTCATTTAATGACTTTGAAAACTACCGCACCATTCTTGCTAACGAAGTTCGTAAAACGCAACGTGCTGGTGATGGCAATGCCACTTCTGCGATAAATACTGTCAGAAATGCGCTAGAAAACATCCCAATGACTGAAGCCAGCGCACCTATCAAGGCATTGGCTGATGACGCACGTTCTACTGCTCGTGCTAGATTTAAGTTGATTGAAGATAACCCTGCTTACAAAGCAGCGATTAGTGACACACGAACACCAGAAGAAATTTCGTTGGGCATGACCCATCCAGCGGCTAATAATTTCTTGGACAAGTTCTATTCTGGCAAGACACCAGAAGTTTATTTAAACCGTTTGATTCAAGAAATTGGCCCACAATCTGAAGCCCATCAAGGCTTAAATGCCGCCACTATTGACCGAATCAAAGGGTCAAGCGGTGTCAAAGGCAACAATACTGGTAATGTAAGCCAAGCAGCTTTGAACAAACAAGTTCACAATGTTTATGGCGAAAACTTATCTACTATGATGGGCAACGAAGGTACACAATGGCTGCATGATTTGGCTGATGTTGCTCGTAAGTCTGACCCGACAGCCATCCCTGGCAACTATTCCAACGTGTCTAAAAGCGGCATGGTTGTCAATGCTGGCCCAATTGGGCAAGTCGCTGAACAAGCTGGTGGCCTTGCTGCAAGTGCGCTTGAACACGCAATTAACATTAAAACTGGCACACCTGCTGGCTCAATGGCAAGAACTTTCTTTAAGGCTAAAGCTGAACAAGAAGCCGCTGAAAAGTTAATGGCAGAGCGACAAGCTAAATTGCAAAAAACTTTATCACCGACTGCTGGCATAGAGCCACAGCCGCCCCGAGTTGTTTTATCTGGAATGGCAAAACCATGAGCAGCGAAATCGATCTGGTCAAATACGGTCAGCTTTGGCAAAAAGTCGAAGATTTGACACACAAAGTGGATAAGCTAGAAGTTGGCATGGAGCAATTGCTAGAACTGGCTAACAAATCCAAAGGCGGCTTTTGGGTGGGGATGGCTATCGTTTCGGCGATCAGTTCCTTTGTTGGTTACATAACCCACAATTTTATTAGTCTGAAATGATTGACCCAGTAAGCATTGGCCTTGCACTCAGCGGAATACAAAAAGCGGTATCGCTTGTTAAACACGCTGCTGAAACTGCACAAGATTTGCAGTCTCTTGGCCCTGCTTTGGGTAAATTATTTTCGTCAGCTAGTAATGGCGAAAAAGCAGTCGCAGAAGTTAAAGCATCTGGTAATGCTTCAAACATGGAAATTGCCATGCAAATTGAGTTGGAGTTGGATAAGGTTCGGGAAATTAAAGCCTACTACCAACTTGAGTTCATGAAGGCCGGTAAAGTTGATGTTTGGAACAAAATTCTTGAACGTGCTGGGAACATGGACAAGGCTGACAAGTATGCCGCCCAAGCTGCCGAAGATCGAGCCAAGAAGCAAAAAGAAGAACAAGAAGAATTCATACTCGCTGCTCTTGTTGTTATTTTGTTGGTATTTTTGCTTGGCGGTGGATACTATGTCGTGACCGACATTGTGGAAACGGCTAAAAAAGAACAGCACAGCAACTATAAAAGGAAGCATTAACATGGATTGGTTAGCTCAAATTGCCCCAACAATTGCCACTTGCTTGGGTGGCCCTCTTGGTGGCTTGGCTTATGAAGCCGTTTCTAAAGTCTTAGGCGTTAGCCAAGATGACGCACAAAAGATGCTGCAAAACGGCAAGCTAAACGCTGACCAGATTGCCGCTGTCCAGCAAGCAGAAATTCAACTCAAGGCACAAGCTCAGTCGATGAACTTGGACTTTGAGAAGCTGGCTGTGGAAGATCGAAAGTCTGCCCGTGATATGCAAGCGGCTACCAAGTCGTGGATACCCTCAATTCTTGCTATATCAATCACAGGCGGCTTTTTTGGCATCTTGGGTGGGTTGATGTATGGACAAATTCAACACGCACCACAGATCGACATTATGTTAGGTAGCCTTGGTACGGCTTGGACGGGCATCATTGGGTTCTACTTTGGTAGCTCACATGAAAGCATGACCAAGACAGAGATGATTCATAACTCGACACCTACACCATGAACTGGCTTGAAATTGCTACTGAGGAAATTAAGCGTCACGAAGGCTGCAAGCTAGAGGCTTATCCAGACCCTGGAACTGGCGGCGCACCTTGGACTATTGGTTACGGCGCAACTGGCCCAGAAATCCACTCAGAATCGGTTTGGACGCAAGATCAAGCTGACACAGACCTAGCCAATCGTTTAAACATCTTGGGCGACAAGATTGACGCTTTGACCCATGTACCCCTAAACGACAACCAGAAGGCGGCTATTTGCTCGTTTGTTTACAACGTAGGCATTGGTAGCTACAAGGGTAGCACTTTGTTGAAACTATTGAACGCTGGCGACTATGACGGTGCTGCCGAGCAGTTCAAACAATGGAATAAGGCGGCTGGTCGTGTGCTGCCAGGCTTAGTAACAAGGCGAGAAGAAGAATCTAAATTATTCCTAGCTTGACATATTGGCGTAATGTTAGACGCACCTAATGTCGTCATGAAAAACGTGCCAAATGCCGAGCAAGCCATTGTTTTTGATAACTTTATTAGAAAATGGCAAGCAAAGTTAAATTTGAACGATTGGCGCATTGAGCGTTATAACAAAGTTGCTAGGGATGCTATGGCTTGCATTAGCTTTGATGATGAGGCAAGACTAGCGACTTACCAGCTTGGTTCTTTTGGTGAAGAAGAAATTACACCAAGCAGTTTGGAATCTACTGCGCTGCATGAGGCATTGCACGTTTTTCTGCACGATTTGCGTAAATTCTCGGATGATGAGGGCGTAGAGCATCAAGTCATCAATGTGCTGGAAAAGCTGCTATTGGAGATTTAGATGCCTCTTATCAAACTGACAGATGATGAGTTTTTGCAACTTTGGCGGGAACACGGTTCTGCTAGAAAAATTGCCAAGATTACTGGCATGGATGAGAGAAACATTTACAGGCGCAGAGATCGGCTAGAAGAAAAGATTGATGCCCCTTTGTATAACATCAAAGAAAGAGCCATTGTTAGAGAGCATCCGGCCCGTAAGCTCTTAGGAATCGAAAATGGATGTGTCATCGTTTTTTCTGATGCCCATTTCTGGCCTGGCAATCGATCTACCGCTTTTGATGGTCTTTTACATCTTATTAAAGAACTTCAGCCCAAAGCCGTTATCTGCAACGGCGATGCTTTTGATGCCGCTACTATTAGCCGCCATCCTCGGATTGGATTTACTCACAGCCCATCCTTAGTCGAAGAACTTAAATCTTGTAAGACTCAGTTGGGTGAAGTCGAGGAAGCCGCTAAAGCAGCCCGTCACAACGTCAAGCTGGTATGGCCTTTGGGCAACCACGATGCACGCTTTGAGACCTTCCTAGCGGCTAATGCGCCCCAGTATGAACAGGTTAAGGGATTTTCATTGCGTGACCATTTTCCTGATTGGGAACCTTGCTGGTCGTGCTGGCCTACTGAGACATTGGTTGTTAAGCACCGCTGGAAGGGCGGCGCACACGCTACCTATAACAACACGTTAGGCTCTGGTGTGTCTATGGTGACAGGTCACCTTCACCAGCTTAAATGGACACCTTATAGTGACTATAACGGTGTACGTTACGGTGTGGATTCTGGAACGCTGGCAGAAGTTGAAGGGCCACAGTTTTACAATTACACCGAGGATGCGCCACTTAATTGGGGTTCTGGATTTGCTGTGTTGACTTTATTTAAGGGTCAATTATTGCAACCCGAATTGGCTCGAAAGTGGGATAATGAGCATATCGAATTTCGTGGACAAATCATAAAGGTACGATAATGGCATACACAATTACAGGCAAAGGCAAAGAATCCCCCAAGGGTCATTACGTTGTTGAGAAAAGCCATCAACACCCTTTGGAGCAAAAGGTTGAGCGTTTGGCTGAGAAGCTGAATAAGCACATGAGCCTCCCAATGGAAAAAGCGCATCACCCTGGCTCAGACCAAAGCAAAGCGCCTCTGCCTAATATGAGAAAATACTAAAAACTATTGCTTTTTACAATGTTTTCCCTAGCAGGGATGACTTGTAAATTCCAAGGAACATGAAGTCCTGATACAGTTTTTCCTTGTATCGGGACTATGTGATCTACATGATAGTCAAGACCGCAACTTCTTAAAGCTGAACAATACAAATAAGTTGTATCAATTTCAGCTTTTTGAGTTACATCAAGCCAATTTGGTAGGCTTTTAAGTTTTGCTGCTTTACGTTTAGCAACTCTTGCGGCGCAAATTTCTGGATTTTTTTGATCCCATTTTTTGCCAATTTCTCTTGCTCTTTTTGGATTCTTTTCACGCCATACTTTTGATAAAGTATTGATGTGTTCTCTGTTTTCTTTTATACATTGAACACACAATCTTTGGTCAATTCTTCGCTTATCAACGTGACCATTTTTGCAAGGCTTACCCGAAAAGTAAAACTTTAGACCACGTTGGACGGCTTCTTTATGGCTAATAATTTCCATAATTAATTATATATTGAGCCGTTCAATAGTGACGTTGAGGGCATCCAGTTCTTCCATTTTGCGGATAGCCCAAGCTCTTTTCTGACCATGCCAGCCCATCGTTGACCCACGGTGGCAGTCTGGGCATAGCGCAATGCAGGTATATTGCAGCCCTTGAACGATGTGGTGGGCTTCACTTGGCCCAGGCAGATCGCAAACGCTGCAAGGCAGTTCTTTTACCCGTCCTAGATACTGCCGCTGCTGCTTGTTAAGTTTGTTGTTCATTGCTTAGACAAGTTCCCATTCTCTTTCGCTTCTGTTTGACTTAGATTTAACTGTTTTACCAGTTGGTCTAATCAAGCCTAATTTAGCCATTTCATTCAGCCTACGGGCTACTTGATTGGGGTCTAACTTACACCTGTCGGCTATCCCGTCCTTTCCCTGCGGGCCGCTAAGAACCAGCACCGCTAGGATTTGGTCGTAGTGACCAACTTCAAAATCCACTTTTTTAGCAGCGTCTTTGCTGGTTTGTGGGTCATTCTTGCGAGCTAGTTTGAAAAACATGATTGTCCTTTTTGGGGTGTGGGCAGTTTTCGGGAACATTAGCAACGCACCAGATAGCCGTGTATTGACCATTTGATGGGCCTTCCCATCGGTCTATGTAAGCGTCCGGCATGGATTTAAGGGATTTGCGGATTACTTCTGGTAAAGCCTTTAGATGGGTAGCAATTGATTCTGCTGACAGCCCATCTTGCTGGGTTTTCATTAAGTCTCTGATGTTGTGATGGTGTGGGCGCATTAAGTTACCAAGGTGCTGGTTCAAAGTTATCGGGGTTAAATTTAGGCTCACCAGGTTTGCTTGGTGGTAATTTGGTTGGAAAAGGCCAGTTATTCATGTGTTCTTCTCCTTGAGTTTGGCTTCAATAGCTCGGGCAAATTCCATGTTGTTAGACCACCCATCACGGTACAGTTTGCCGATCTCCTCATCCGTCAGCCCTACCCAAGGGCGCTGTGGTGGCTTTGGAAACGCTCTCGCGCCGCCTCCGCAAATCGGACAATCAATCTCTTGCCATCCAAGTTCTGCTAACTTTGCGCCATGCTCTGATTTTGTAAACACACCCTTGCTGTAGTCTGGGTATGGGTTGCTCATCCACCCCACAGGCTCCTGCACAGATGCTGCAAGGGCTTGCTTAATGGCGGTGATGGCGTTTTTCTGCCGCTTTCTTTGACCTTGAAGGGCAGGCGCATAGTCAGAATCGTCTGGGGCAAGTTCTTTCAACGATCTAAGCGCCAGCTTCAATGCTTCGTCTTTAGTCATGTGTTCTTCTCCTCGGCGTAGCCGTTCTTTTGCTTGAGTTTGGCTTCAATGGCTCGGGCGCGACCTTCTGCTGTGATGTAATTTCCCAAACATTCATCGCGCTCCTCATCCGTCAGGTCTTGCCATTTCTTTGAGTGGATGTAGAGTGCCATGTTCACTGGCAATACCATCGCAGGGTCAGTTGGCCTGACGACAAAATAACCTGCATGGGTTCCGGTGACAACTGCTATTGGGTCGGGCGTTGGTTGTGCCAGTGCTTTTTCGCAGGCTTGAATTGCCGCATTTGTTTTTGAAAGTTGACAATCTTCCATAGCATCCAGCACCATGCGTAGGGCTTCGTCTTTAGTCATGCTGTTTCTCCTGAATTAAGCATTTTTAAACTTCCAACAGTGCCGTTGCCGTAGCCGTAGCCGTCGCCGTAGCCGTTGCCGTCGTCGCCGTCGCCGTAACCGTAGCTGTAGCCGTAGCCGCCGTAGCTGTAGCCGTTGCCGTCGTCGCCGTAGTTGTAGCCGTAGCCGTCGCCGTCGCCGCCGTCGCCGTAACCGTAGCTGTAGCCGTAGCCTATTGGCCTAAACATTAAAGCCCCCAATCATCTGCAACGGGAACGCAAAACACTTCTGCATTTTGAGGTATGTCAACACCTTGCGGTAATGGTTTGATAATTGCTTTATTGCTCTTTGGATTAGCAATTACGCCATCAAATCCAATTGATTCCCATCGGAATAACCAAACGGCTCGGCTCAGTTTAATGCGTCCATTTTCTCGATTTACATCTCCTGCGAAAATCCAGCCTCTATCAACCACAATTACAGCGCGAATGCCGGTTGGCGCAGGTTGTACGGAATCGGCGCGAACATAATCGACGCCATTGATAGAGATAGTTTCATTTTTCATTTCAATTTCCTTTGTGGTTTAGTTAATCATTCTGTTTTTTCTGTGGCATCCAGCGCCATGCGTAGGGTTTCGTCTTTAGTCATAGCGGTGCATCCTCAAAGTTATCAGGGTTAAAGGGGACTCTGCCAGGTTTGTCAGGCAGGGGTGCGAGGGGGAAAGGCCAGTTACTCATGTTTAGCCTCCCTTAATGCTTTAAGTTCATTTCTCAGGCGTGTGTAGCCTGCGTAGTGCAGGGCCATCTCGTAAGAGCCATCCTGTGCGCTCTGCCAATGTGCCTGTGCCTCTTTAATCTTTTCCATCTCAGCGAGTATTTGTTCTTCAGTCATGCTTTATTTCCTGTATAGCGAGATGTGCTGCTACTTTGGCAAACACTTTTGCACACTCCTCACGTTCATGCTGTGCTACCAGCTTGGCAAATTCATACAAAGGAGCCATGTTTGTTGCTGGGTTATCCCAACCGCATTTTTTTGCCCATTCAATAATTTTTACGTCAGTCATACAAGTGCTACCGCTAAAAACCAAGCCAACAGACAAGCAATGACAACAGCCAATGCGTAATCCAAAAATGTTTCAAAATGGGAGTTCATTGCTGTTCCTTTCGTTGAACTGGGGTTGCGAGGAGCCATTTGTCACCAAGGTATCGAACAGAAACGACCCAAGACCGAATGTTGTGTCGGACAATATGACGCTCGATATACGGTCTATCAAAGTGTCCTCGAACCCTTTTGAGTAAAGTAGTTGGCATAGTTGGTCTAGCTCCATTTGCTGTGTTGATATGTCTTGCATTGCTGCTCCTTAAGACCGCTTGATTGCGGCTTGGGATTGATTGTAGTTGAGTTTGCTAGACCAAATACTAAGTATTTACCCTTAATTTGTAAAGTTTCCTCTGCTATACAATCGGCGCATGACTAAAGAAGAAGCTATCAAACTAGCGGGAAGCCAAGCGGCTTTAGCACGTCTGTTGGGCGTGACTAGGGGGGCGGTGTTTCTTTGGAAGAACATCCCCCCTCTCCGCATCTATCAACTCAAAGAAATGAAGCCAGAATGGTTCAAAACGCTTTCACAATGAAGCCTAGTGGCTCTATCGGCAGAGACTTAGAAAAACTAGCACAACAAAGAAAAATAATTATCAAAGGCAAGCAAAAAGCTGGAATGACCAAAGAAGAGGCGATCACCAGCTTTAACAAATCACACATTGATCTAGGTAATTCCCCTGAGAAGCCAGGCTTAGCTAAGGCAAGAATCTAGATTACAATAGTTTGAAACACGGCTAGGTCTGAAGTCATGAGCAGATCGAAAAGAGAACTCCCCTCCTGCCGCAGTTTCTTTTCTGGGAGATTTGCGGAGATGCCTTATGGCTAAAAAAACTTATGCTGAAAAGCTATTAGACCCTCGTTGGCAACAAATGCGCTTGCGTGTTTTTGAGCGAGACAATTGGATGTGTAAAAGCTGTCATTTGACAGAAAAAACATTGCACGTTCACCATCCTGTCTATCATCCATTGATAGAAAACCCGTGGGATTACCATCTTGATTCATTAGTCACTTTGTGTAAAGAGTGTCATGAAGTTGAGCATCAAGATTTAAAAGCCAGCCAAGCTAATCTCTTGATAGCTCTTGCAAAAATTGGGTATTGGGAATCTTATAGATTAGAAACACTATCTGATATTCTGGAAATTTTATCTTTCGATGAAATTGAAAAATTAGCAGCGGAGAAGATCAATGCTAATTAAACCTAAGAATTGGAATCAATTTCAACACTATAAAGATAGATGCCCTCCTTGGATAAAACTACATCGTGATTTATTAAATAATCGTGATTTCATGCGCTTGCCTATTGCTAGCAAAGCGCTAGCACCTTTGTTATGGCTGCTAGCAAGTGAGTCAAAAGATGGGGTTTTTGATGGTTCTTTGGATGAACTTGTTTTTCGACTACATATTTCACCGAAAGAGTATGAGGATGGAATTAAACCATTGATTGTTAAGGGTTTTTTCTTGTATGCTAGCAACGTGCTAGCAGAGTGTGTGCAAGATGCTATCCCAGAGACAGAGGGAGAGAGAGAGACAGAGATAGAGACAGAGACAAAGACAGAAAAGAAGTCGCAGCGCGGTTCGCGCTTGCCAGAAGACTTTTTATTGCCTAAAGAATGGTCTGAGTTTTGTGTGAAAACAAGACCAGAATTAAGTGCATTTAATGTCTGGGAAGAATTCCGAGATTATTGGATTGCACAACCAGGACAAAAAGGCGTAAAGACTAACTGGGAAGCAACTTGGAGAAATTGGGTTCGGCGTCAAAAAGCACCAATTGCAAGCATAAGCAAATCAGCTCAAACCAATAAAACGGTTATGAATGGTTTAACTCGTGGAATCGTAGGAGGGACTTCAAATGTCAAATTACTCGGAAGATAATTTTGGAACAGTCGAAGAAGGTTTAGATTACATTTTTGCGTATATGGGCAGCGTATATGGCGCTTCCTTTAATCGACATTGGGACGGCATGGACTTGCAAATGGTTCGTGACGTATGGGCTAGAACGCTTGGAAGTTTTTTAACTTACCAGCCAAGCCTTGATTACGCACTTAGCCGTATGGATGAGGATTTTCCTCCAAGCGCAATCAAGTTCCGCAACTTGTGCAATGCTGGCCCATCTATTCCCATGAAGCCAATTATGGCCATCACACGCCAGCCGACTATCCATGAGCAAATTAAGGCTGATGAGGCCAGGGCAAAAGCCAAGCAAATGCTTGAGGAATTTAAGCGGGAGAAGCGCCATGCGTGACCATTACAACCATGAAGAACTTGAGGCGGCACGAATCCTTGATTTGATACGCATGGGTGATGATTCTGTGCCTTGGACAACAATAACTTGGGCCTTATTTGTTCTTGGCGATGCTGTTGGATTAAGGTAAAATTTTTTTGCGGCTACCTTTAGCGGGGGAAAAGACGATTCATCACCGTCCTGCTGCATTCTTTCAATGATGATTTCCACCAATGATGAGGTGCGACATGATTACATACGAAATTGCTCACGAATTTTTTTCTTACAAAGATGGAATTCTTTATTGGAAAAAATTAAATTCTAACAACCAAGTAAAAATTGGCGATGAAGCTGGATGTGTTAACACAGGTGGTTACAAAGTTGTCTTTTTCTTAGGTAAAAGATTAAGAATACATCGAATAATTTATTTGATGTTTAATGGATTTGTTCCAAAACAAATAGACCATATTGATGGAAATACTCTTAACAACAAAATTGAAAATTTAAGAAGTGCATCACATTCTGAAAATATGCAAAACAAATGTATTCAAAAAAACAATACATCAGGCGTTAAAGGTGTTTTTTGGGAAAAGTATGCAAAAAAATGGCGAGCACAAATTAAAGTTGACAACAAAAAAATTTATTTGGGTTTATTTCTTAATCTGAAAGAAGCTGAGCAAATAATTTTAGAGGCCAGAAAAAAATATCATGGAGAATTCGCAAAACACCAAACAAGGCTTGGCGATGCAGTCGGAATTTAAAAGCGTTATGGAATTCATGCGGGAATCAGAAGCCCGTGAATGGATTGACCGCTATCGCAAAAAAGCGAAAGATCACGGCTACGGCGAAGCTAATGCTTGGTGGGCTCACATGATCGAAAAGATTGAAAAAACCCGTGGCAAGAAAGAAGCTGATGATTTACGTCAGCGCATGAACAGAATCAGGACTAAGCCATGAGACGAGCCGCACGAATAGACGCTAACCAAAACAGGATAGTTGATGCCTTGCGTTATGCAGGCGCAACTGTCCAATCCTTAGCAGCAGTCGGAAACGGCGTTCCAGACCTCTTAATTGGGTTCAATGGGGTCACGGTATTGATGGAAGTAAAAGATGGCTCTAAACCCCCTTCTGAGCGTTCCTTGACCCCTTTACAACTTGATTGGCATAGCAAGTGGAACGGCGGCACTTTGTGTGTGGTTACTGACGTTGAGTCAGCTTTACGAGTATTGAAGGTGATTGGATGAGCGAAGCACCGCACAGAGCAGTTGAATTTATCCTAAAGACTGCCCCATTGTTTGCAAAAGCAAAGTCTGATCGGGTTTACATTGA